TGTGTCCCCTGTAGCACCCGTTGGTCCTGTAGGACCAGTAGGTCCTGTCGGACCAGCAACTGTAGAGTCAGCACCAGTTGCACCTGTTGGACCAGTTACACCTTGGATTCCCTGTGCACCAGTGGGACCTGTGACCCCTTGAATACCCTGGTCACCTTGCGGTCCCGTAGGACCTGTCGCACCCGTAGGTCCCGTTGGTCCCGTACTACCCGTAGACCCTGTGGCACCAGTATCGCCTGTTGCTCCTGTTGGACCTGTCGGTCCTGTTGAGCCAGTAGCACCAGTGCTACCAGTAGGACCCGTAATACCTTGTGGACCTGTTGGTCCTGTAGGTCCTGTGACACCTTGAGTTCCTTGTGGTCCCTGCTCGTTAGATACAAGGACGATAGTTTCTTGTGGTACTTCTTCATTGAGAATTACATCAACTACTGTTTCTTGAATGGTAACAATCGTGGACATTATTGTGTCACCTGCGGAGTTACAATAAAGCGACCTTCTAGGATACGAGTTACTTGACCACCAGCAGAGGTAAGTTCAATGTCGTATACCCAACGACCAGCAGGTACACCATTCATGGTAGTAGCAGATACCGTAACGGATACTTCGCCAGAACTATTCATGGTTGCAGAAGTAAGATTTAATAAAGTTGTGGTTGATGCTGTAGAGCGGCGAACCTGCATAGCAAAGGTGTATGTGCTCAAGTTCCATGCTACGCCATCAGTCTCAACTGTAAAGTTAAGATTGTATGTAGCACCCTGCTTGGCTACAATGTTGTACTTACCACTCATAGTTCATCCTTAAGATGTAATGTAATGTGCTCATCTAAACGCTTTTCAATTCTGTTGACTGCCATTGCTACATCTGCAAGGCTACGTCCACCATTAGCCGAAGGCTGAATGGGATGTGTCTGGTCTTTAATGTAGGCTTTAAGTGGATTAACAATTAGGAACTTACCTAACATAGCAATGATGCCAAGGGTTAACGATACCACAGACAAAGATTCTAACAGTGTCATAACGTAATCACTTCATAGCCAGCAGCCTCAAGGTCATTCTTTTCGGCTAGGGTTACCGGGTACTCATGTCCACCTAAGTAGAATACATCTGCTTGGTCTAGGTCATCTTGAATTGGAAATCTATCTTCGTACCATACTCCATCAATCTTAAAGACACTTACGCCTTGTTTGCGTGGGTATCTAGCAAAGAAGTAGTTACCACCCATTGGTCCTTCGTTGACCACTGGTGGTACAAATAGATATGGCATTATGTTTTCCTTCTGGTTAGAAACATAACCCCATCCCTAAACCCGTTATATGATTTAGGGATGAGATTAGTGTCGCTAATTAAGCAATGCTTGAAGCAGACTCAATACGGAACAGTGCATCTTGACGGTACACTGCGTGTCCTAGAACACCGTACCAACCGATTGGACGCTGACGCATCAAACGGTCAACGACTGGGCCAATAACCACGTGTGGTTCTTCGGCTACAGCCTCAGCAAGTGCTTGCTGTCCACATAGGAAGGTGCGGTATACAGATGTGCTATCGCCATCTGCAGCCTTCTTCAAACGAGGTGACTCGATGAAGTATGCACCTTCAAACTGACCAATTTCGCCAGCCCAGATTGCATCGTTGCTCTGGTACTCGTGTGGGTTACGCCATGAAGCAGCACCAGTTTCGGCACGAAGGTCATGGGATACTTCTGGGTGAATACCACACCAGTATAGTGAACCCTTACGTCCGTTAGCCTTGTTGGTACGCAACTTAGCAACAGCACGACGGATATCAGCAGCAGAGATAATATCATCTGAAGTAATACCTGAGGTTGTTGTTGCAGTGGTTGTTCCACCACTTGCGTAGATTACGTTGGTGCCTGTTAGCAATGCATCCTGTGCTAGTTCGTCGATAGAATCAGCCATGTTGTATGCAATGATGTTAGCAACAGCAGGGTCAACGTCTGCAAGAGACATCAACTGCAACTTCTTGCTAACTAGAGTAGCGTTACCGTATTCCCGTAGGGTTACAGTTACGATATCTGGTGTTGACAGAGCAACTGCTGCTGGGTCAACTTCTTCAGACAACTCAGTCTTAGCAACTGCCATGTCGTTGTAAATCTGTAGTGCTACAGATGAACCTGGCATTGCCTGACGAGCAGGCTTCTTGTCTGCTACGGAACGTAGCAATGGGGTTGAGCGTAGTTCAAATTCAACAAGGCGGTCGTATGCCTTCTGAACTAGACCTGCTCCATTGGATGGAGTGAAAGCACCAACGTTGTTGGCGGAAGCGTATGCGCCACCACCAAGACCACCGTTAGTTGCTGCACTGCCACCGGATAAGCCTGTTACAGCCATGATTATTCCTTAGGGGTTAGATTGATTTGCGATTATTCGGCACCCTGAGAGTAAAGGTAATTTAACAATTCCTCTGCACTCTGGGCGTTGTTGACCATGCTGAACGCGTCGTTCACATCGTCTGGAGTTAGTGCGCCTGATGCGACCATACCCATTTGTTGAAGAGCACCCATGTCCTCACGGGAAACAGGGCTTTCTTTGGCTGGTGCTGCAAACCCAAATAGTTCACCATTATCGTTTAACCATTCACTGATGGAATCCGCAGACAATTCAATGTCTCCTGGAATAAACTTGGCAACCTTTGGGTTGACACCTTTCTCATTTAAGACTTGGCTAATAGTTGACTCACGCTGGAACTTGCGCAAACTTTCCAGTTCTGCGAGTGCTTCTTTGAGTTGCTTGTCTTTCGCACGTTCTGCACGACGGACCTTCTTGAGGACATCATCACTCGAACCACGTTGTGGTTCATCTGAGTAATCCTCAAAATCCAAATCATCGTCTTCTAGCCATTCTTGATTGTTGTTGCTCATCGCAACCATCTCCCTTACATTGTTTGTTTGAACGTACACGGCTCACTCCGATACAGGGGCATATCAGTTGGTGTGTACTACCGCTCTAATACTCGTTGGGGGCGGTCAATCCAACGAGAGTTTATTATATTTGTTTCTTGCGACTTAGTGAACCAGTAGTAATGCCAGTCTGTCCACCAAATTGCGCACGTGCCTGAGACTCTAGACGCTTACGTGTCTTAGATGTCTGACCAAGTAGTGCTTCTTTTTCAAGTTCAGTTTGCAGGTCTTCAGGCTTAGTTGTGTCACCAAACATTCTTTGAGCCTGTGCAATACCAGTGCCTGAGGTACGTTGGTATTCAGCAAGTGCCTGGAATCCAGTACGTGCCTGAGCACGTGTGATGCCTTTTTCTTGCAATGCTTGAGCACCAAGTACTGAGGTAACTCCTGCTTGTCTAGCCTCAACACCAATCTCAGAACGTATGATACGGTTCTCCAGTTCATTTGGTGTTTCTTTTGTTAGCACTGCTTGAACTAGGTCTTCCTGCTTTAGGCTAGGGAACTGTTCTTTAAGTCCAGCAAGTACTTGGTCATCAAGACCTTTAACGCGATTGTATGCTTCAGTAACTCTATCACGAACTTCATCAAGAGATACGTCGTTACCCACGAGAGTTCCATAGTTCTCTACTGTACCAAGATTTGACATACCCATACGGGTCATTAGACGAGAGTACTCTTCTCTTCCTGCTTCATACTCTGCAATCTTTGGAACGTAGACTGCTTCACCAGCATCACGTCGTCTGTCAAGTTCAAAGATACCTTTGAATCTTTCATTGAACTGCGGTGGTGTTTCACCATTCTGAATCATCAAGTCAAGGATGTCATTGGTTTCAAAGCCAACAGTTAGACGTGGCTTTGCTGCTTCAAATAACTGGTTAATCCATCCATCATTTTCTGCACCAGGAAACACAGTCTTTAGTGTGCTTCTGAATACCGCACCAGCATCAGCAAGAAAGTCTGCTTGCGCTGCTGCTTTTTCTTCAGCACGAACACGTGCAGCAATCTGTGCCTCTGATTCAGTTGGGTCTGCTGCAAACGCTTCATCAACTGCTAGACCTGTATCAATAACTGGTGCTGCAGGAGTTACTGGGGCTTTCTTCTTTTTCTTTTTGTCGTCTGCTACAACTGGCTTGTTAATAACATTAGGAATTATTTTGTCTTTAGTCTGGGTCTTTGCACCAGGACCACCACGAGGAGCCATAACTTAAAATCCCATCGAACTAATCATAGAAGTGGCAAGTTGAGCCGCTTCTCTTTTAGCACCTAATGTTGTACCAAAGCGTGGGTCATTGCGCAACATTGTTCTAAAATTACCTAACGACATAATTCCCTTTGCATCATTAATTGCTTTTTGAATGGTGTCATCAGTTAACTTAATGTTATCTGCAACATCTTCAAATGTATCAGCCATCATTTGGATATATGGATTAGCCAAGTCACGCACAGTAAGGCTAGCATCTTCTGCTAGACGTGGTGCAAAGTTAGCGTATAATGCCTGAGCATCTTTACGGTACTTTGTTAGCAGGTCTTCTTGACGAGCCTTGCCGCCAGCAACATCAATTGCATTTCTTGCAATTTCACCAGCAGTTTTGAAGACACCCATGTCAGCAGAATACTTGCTTAAAACTGCTACAGTATCTCCAACTTTTCCACCAAACTTAATGTTTGGATTGGCCTTAAGAGAATCCTTGACTACTTCTGCAACAAACTGCTTAACATAAACATCTGCATCTGCACCTTGAACGCTAGCACTTGTACTTCTACCATCACTAGATTTAGTTGAAGAACTAGAGCCATAGGCTTTTAGAAATGCATTAACTCCTTTGAAGAACTCAGCCTTAATTTTTGCATTAGGCATAAAACCTAAGGCATCAACTAATTCCTTTTCAATAAGAGCATCTGCCGCAGCCTTATTTAAGGTTGTTGGAAGCGTTCTTGACTTTGAAGTAGTGCCAGCACTAGATTTAGTTTTTGCGGCAGGGTCATAGGATGACATAAGTTGTGCTTTTTCAAGTTCTGTGATTTCACCAGAAGCAACCTTTTGACTAAGCCCAATGTTGTAATTTGCAGCAGCAATAAGTTCCGCATTACGTTCAGGCGTGGAACTTTCCCATTCCCTACGATTCTCTGTTGGTCCTACAGTCATTAGTTAAATCCATATCCAGTTTGATATTGTGTTATTGGTGTTAATGGGTCATTGTTAAAGTAGATATCATATACTCTTTGGAATCCAGGATACTTAGTATCTAAGATTGAAACAAGATTATCTCTTATCTCTGCAATGTAAGCGTTATCAGCAGCCTCAAGTGTTGTTCTGCCACTTGCTAGTTTTGCTTCTTCAAACATTACAAGTAATTCTTGACGAGCAACAAGATACTCTTTAACTGCTTGCGGAATTGTTGAGTTCTCCCCAACTGTCTTTGAGAAGTTATCATCAAATACAATTAGACTTGCAGCAGCAATATTCTTTTCAACACGGTTCTGGCGAATTTTCTTATCACGGGCTCCCCATAGTGGGTAGCGTTCCGCAATGGTTAATTCCCAGTTATCTTTCCATGCACCGAATTGTTCTTCGTAATCTTTGGTTCCCTTTTTAAGGCCAGCATCTCTTGCTTTTTGCTCAATAATTTCTATACCAGAATAGTAGTCCTTGTTTCCAGAACGTATCTGTAGGTCCTCGGCAGCAGAGAATGCTTCATCAGATGTGTACTTAACCGGCTTGCCATTGATTCTGATATTAAACAGAATATCTGACACGACATCGGAACGGTCTTCAGTAAAGTCACCCTGG